CTGGGTCCGCGGAGTCAAGGGTATTCACAACGCTCACAAAGAAGCTGCAGGTAGAGTATTTTCTAAGATGTTTTACGTGGTTGATGCTGATGCAAACTTACTTGATAATTTTAAATTTGATACTAAACTGGATCCCAGTGAAGAAGATATTGTACATGTGTGGAGAGCTATCAATCCTGTAAATGGATTGGAATACGGCTACGGCGGCATTAAATTATTACCAACAGAACTAACACGAACTATGTCGCTTGATAGTGTTGATATGACTACCAGTATTAGTACTCGATTTAAAATAATGCCGGAGAGTAGTAATATTACAAAATTTAACACTGATCCACTCAGTACATGGCGCAGTGCATTTAGAGAATGTGTCAAGTTAGCAAGCCGTATAATTCCAGGGCAGGACAACGGTCAATCAGAACAACGACTACATGCATGGATACACTTTGGTGGTAATGAACCGTTTGGTGAATATTCAAAGGGAGGTGCGAGTGCGGGACAGTGGTACGGAACCACTTATAAAGATGACCCTGCAGCACTGGTTAAAATTAATGATTACGATTGGTTAGAATATCAGTTCAATGCTCACATTGAACAGTTTCCACCAGAAACTTTTAAATAAGATCTTTAGCCAGGGGAAAGATTTCTGCAATAACTTTAGCACAGGCTACGGCTACTTCTTGATGTTCTTTCTGTGTGACGTTAGCACTGCGTAATTCGATAAAATGAATCCAACTACGTAGTGTGCCGTTCATGTAAATTCTGCTTTCAATTAAACCTTCTGGTAACACAGCTCGAGCTTGCTCTTTGGCTATGCCATTAGCGATAGCCCATTCGTACTCACGTTTGGCTGCATAGATGACTCGTTGTTGAGCTCTGTACCATTCGTTTTGTAACATTGTATCATCCACTTCAACGCTGTTCTGTCTGTTTTTTGGATCTTGAAGTCTAGCTTCTCTTGTAACAAACGACAAGTCTCGAGTAGGATCAGCATATCGCTGACTGAACTCTTGGAAACTAAAACTTCTGTGTCGCAAGATTTGTCGGGCAATGTCTCTGGTGGTTGTGATTTCGATACAGGCGGAGACCATTTCAAGTGGGCTCCAGTGCTGGTGTTTGACCAAGTACTTGATGAGTTTGTCTGATGTCTCTGTGTTAAGTTGGTTGCTGGGATTGGACACACGGGCGCAATACGCAATGAGTTCCTGCGCATCCGTGATTCCAAGATTTGCAAATTCTGCTGTTGGTTGTGAGTAACTGAGTAGCTGAACATTCATTATTTATAACTTCTTTTTCTTAAGGAATTTTTGGGTACTACGCTCGATGTCAGTACGAACTCGTTCTGTGTCTAATTTAAAATCAATGTTGTCTATAGACTCTTCGTAAGTCTTACATAACTCGTTGAAATTAGTTTCGAACACAGACCAACCATCTCGCTTGGCTTTAGCTGTTATTTTAATTTCCCAGGTTTTGCCGTCTTTAAAAGTGATCAGCACTGTATGCAAATACTTTATAGGTAATACATTCAATTGGACATCAGCAAATACTTCTGGCCACCGATCAATGACGTCTCTGGGAAGAACCTTCCCAGAATTCGTCACTTTTCTTTCTTTTTAGTTGGAACTAGTTCTTCTGCAAGACGTCTGTATTGTGCTGCTTCTTTTGCAAGTTTATCAGCTAGGCTTCTGTATTCTTTAGCCTGTTGATCAGGTGTAAGAGAAGCATCAGGAGCAACTGTTTTTTCTACAACTTTGGCAGTTGGTGCAAGCTCGCTAACTGGAGCAACTGTGGGTTTCTTAGCATCATTGATACCTTCGCTGATAGCTAAATCGTCAACAGCAACTCCCATTTGTTCTGCAATAATTTGATTAAGTTCGCTTAGTAGAATTCCTACGCCAGGAGTAGGTGTCATTTCAATTGCATCTGTTGGAGCCTTGATCAGTCGATTGTTTGCGTGTAGCCAAGGCAACATGCGAGAACCATCTGGAAATTGTGTACGATCCAATGCATCAGCAAGTTCGTGTGATTCTTGTCCAGTGTTACTTTCAACTAGATTAATGATAGCATCGTGATAGATGTCTGGCATATTCTCTGTTGGTACAATTAAACAACTATATGCATCGCCTGGCAATGTACGATAAGCCACTAAGCATTTTTTCTTAGTGGACGTAACACGGCCCACGTGTTTGAGTTCTTGGGCCATATTAAGCTCCTGCTACAGCATTAGCTACAGCTTGTGCATTATTTTGACCTGCTGGTGCTGCTGTTTGTTGTGCAGCTTGCTGTGCAGTAACAGAGTCGAGGAATGTGGTAAGTTTAGTATATGTTTGTCCAACCGCTACCATTTCATTTGGTTTAAATGCACCGCGTGAGCTGGCAATATCAATAATTACTTTCATGGCATTTAAGTCGTTGATAGTAAGATCGTTGCTTTGAGCAGCATCTGCTGCAGGTTGTTGATTTTGTGCGTCAGTCATTGTAATCTCCTTAAGGGTAATGGCTATAAATTTAATTATCTCGTTTGTAATAGTGGACAGGCAATTGTGAAAAAACTTAGTTCTTTCTCACTTTCAAAACCAATGCGTGTTACATATACAATTGTATTGGTATTATCTAAACTAACATCCTGTCCTATATAATATCTATTATTTAAATTCTTACGTATCCAAGAATCTAAAGATTTGACTAGCGTTGGGGTGTACTTGTCAATAGTTGAATATTTAAAATGAGGACAAGCAAAATCAACCCTACGTAAATTAAAGTAATTTAAAGGGTTAGGTTTGCCATTTTTAATTGCCATTAAGCGTGTTCCCTAACTTCTTCGTAATACGCATATTCCCCAAACGGAGGAACAATAGAATTGTTGCCGTGAATGATGAATATTGTATCACAGTAGTTTTCGTCACCCCAGCTACCCCAAGGATAACCGTCTGTGAACATGATAAACTTCTTAGGCTGGATATCATTTTCTTTCATGTATTCCCAGTTGGCATCGAACTCGGTGCCACCACCGCCCATTGGCTCGTAGTAATCAAACTCGTCAATTGTGTAGCCGTCGTAACTTGCTTCGTTATAAACTTTAGTGTCAAAACACCACAATTTAATTTTAAAGTCTTTGTACTCTTGCATAATACCTTTGATCTCTGCCAAAAAGTCTTTTGCTTGTTCGTCACCAATTGAACCTGACATATCTATTGCAATGCAAATGTCAATGGTATCTTCAAATTGTGTACCTGGCAAAATAGCACTCATGTGCCAGCCCTTACGATTAGGACGCATAAACGAGTAATCGTTCTTAATAGTGCTTTGGATTTGTTGACGCAAAATTTCACGCCAGTTCATCTTAGGCTCTGTGAGCTCTTTGATCATGCGTTGTACGCTTGCGGGAGTATTTCCCGCACCCGCGGCTTGTGCCGCTTGCATTGTTGCTTCACGAATCTCGTCACGAATTTGTTTTAGTTCTTCTTTTGAATAACTAGGCTTGTTACCATTGGCATCCTTATCGCCCCAATCAATGTGATCATCGAGCAATTGACCAAGCGCATCTAATTCTTGCTCATCCATCTCGTCAAAGATTTTATCGTAAACTTCTTCTGCACCCATACCATAGTACTTAGGATCGTGGAAGATTTTAATACCTTCAATATTGTGTTCGCCGATGCGGTCACGAACCAATTGTCCGTTTACACAATAGTCAGCGGCAATATTAAAAATACGTGCATTGCGTCCTTCACGTCGAGCCATATGGTCAAAAACATTGTGAAGAATTTCGTGTGCAATAACAAACTCAACTTGTTTAACACTAAGTGGTTCAAAAAACTTACGATTAAAATAGATAGTGCGACCGTCTGTTGCAGCGGTACCCATCCATTCAGAACCTTCTTCGATCTTCAACCGAGTTGCCATATTGCCAAAGAAAGGATGGCGAAGTAGTAGACCCACACGGGCTACGATAATTTTGTCAATAATTGGATCTGCGTGTGACATATATGCTCCTGAATATTTACTATGTATATAGTATAACACCTCCCGGAGGAGGTGTCAAATAGTGCTAAACCAAATTAGTTTTTGTCAGTTGCTGCTGCAATGTACTTGCCAAACTTAGCATGGAACTTGTCAAAACACTCGATCTCATCTGGATCCAATGGCAATTTGTAAGTAGACAATGCCAACTTAGTACCCATGATAACCAATTCTGTTTCAAAATTATCCATAATAAATTGGAAGAAGTT